GTTCTAATAATTGGATTGCATTTGGATTACATGATAAATTATTCCAATCAATCTTATCCGGATTTTGTTCTAATAAATGAATGGCATTTGGATTTAATGATACATAATACCAATTAATCCTATGAAGATTTTGTTCTAATAAATGAATGGCATTTGGATTACCTGATAATTCATACCAATCAATCTTATCTATATTATCTTCTAATAATTGGATTGCATTTGGATTACGTGATAATTGTTTCCAATTCAGCTTCTCCACTCCGTTTTGGAAAAATTCTCTCAATTCAAACATTTTCTGTTATTGAATTAAAAAAATAATATTATTTATATTTCAATTTTATAAACATTATTTCAGATAATATACTTCTTCGAAAATAGATGGATTATATGATATATTATTCCAATGAATCTTATCAGGATTCTCTTCTAATAAATAGATTGCATTTGGATTTGATGATAATTCTGTCCAATAAATCTTATCTTGATTTTTTTCTAATAAATGGATTGCATTTGGATTAGCTGATAATTCATCCCAATAAATCTTATCTGGATTCTCTTCTAATAAATGAATTGCATTTGGATTACATGATAAATTATCCCAATCAATCTTATCTGGGTTCTGTTCTAATAATTGGATTGCATTTGGATTTAATGATACATAATTCCAATCAATCTTATCCTGATTTTGTTCTAATAAATGAATGGCATTTGGATTTAATGATAACAAATACCAATCAATCTTATCTATATTATCTTCTAATAATTGGATTGCATTTGGATTACATGATAAATTATTCCAATCAATCTTATCCGGATTTTGTTCTAATATATGAATGGCATTTGGATTTAATGATAACCATTCCCAATCAATCTTATCTAAATTCTCTTCTAATAAATGGATCGCATTTGAATTAAATGATAACCAATACCAATTAATCTTATCTGGATTTTCTTCAAATAAATGAATTGCATTTGGATTACGTGATAATTGTTTCCAATTAATCTTATCTGGATTCTCTTCTAATAATTGGATTGCATTTGGATTACCTGATAATTGTTTCCAATCTAGTTTCTCTACATTGTTTTGGAAAAATTCTCTCAATTCAAACATTTTCTTGTAATTGAAATGAAAAAATAATATTATTTATATTTCAATTTTATAAACATTATTTTAAATAATATACTTCTTCAAAAATAGATGGATTATATGATATATTATTCCAATGAATCTTATCAGGATTCTGTTCTAATAAATGAATTGCATTTGGATTTGATGAGAATCCTGTCCAATAAATCTTATCTGGATTTTGTTCTAATAAATGAATTGCATTTGGATTACCTGATAATTGATGCCAATCAATCTTATCTGGATTCTCTTCTAATAATTGGATTGCATTTGGATTACGTGATAACCAAACCCAATGAATCTTATTAGGATTTTTTTCTAATAAATGAATTGCATTTGGGTTTGATGATAAACAACACCAATTAATCTTATTTGGTGTTTGTTCTAATAAATGGATTGCATTTGGATTATATGATAATTGTTTCCAATTAATCTTATCTGGATTTTGTTCTAATAATTGGATTGCATTTGGATTACGTGATAACCATTCCCAATCAATCTTATCTTGATTCTCTTCTAATAATTGGATTGCATTTGGATTACGTGATAACCAAACCCAATGAATCTTATCAGGATTCTCTTCTAATAAATGAATTGCATTTGGATTTAATGATACATAATTCCACTTAATCTTATGTGGGTTCTCTATTAATAAATGAATGGCATTTGGATTAGCTGATAATTCATACCAATCAATCTTATTTGGATTCTCTTCTAATAAACGGATTGCGTTTGGATTACGTGATAATTGTGTCCAATTCAGATTCTCCAGACCGTTTTGGAAAAATTCTCTCAATTCAAACATTTTGTTGTAATTGAAATGAAAAATAATATTATTTATATTTCAATTTTTATAACATTATTTTAAATAATATACTTCTTCAAAAATAGATGGATTATATGATATATTATTCCAATGAATCTTATCAGGATTCTCTTCTAATAAATGAATTGCATTTGGATTACGTGATAACCAAACCCAATGAATCTTATCAGGTTTTTTTTCTAATAAATGAATTGCATTTGGATTACGTGATAAATTAATCCAATCAATATTATCAGGTTTTTTTTCTAATAAATGAATTGCATTTGGATTACGTGATAAATTAATCCAATCAATCTTATCAGGATTTTTTTCTAATAAATGAACTGCATTTGGATTTAATGATAAACAACACCAATTAATTTTATTTGGTGTTTTTTCTAATATTTGGATTGCATTTGGATTATATGATAAAGTATCCCAATTAATATTATTTGGTGTTTTTTCTAATAAATGGATTGCATTTGGATTTGATGAGAATCCTGTCCAATATATTTTTTTTGGATATTTCTCCAACAAATGGATTGCATTTGGATTTAATGATAAACAATACCAATTTACTCTATCTATATTTTGTTCTAATAAATGAATTGCATTTGGATTAGATGACAATCCTTGCCAAAATATTTTTTCTGGATATTTCTCCAATAAATGGATTGCATTTGGATTCGATGACAACTCTTCCCAATCTATTTTCTCTATATTTTCTTCTAATAAAGAAATTGCATTTGGATTACTTGATAAATATTCCCAATTTATTTTTTCTGGATATTTCTTTAGTAAATCAATACCATTTGGATTCCATGACAATGCATCCCAATCTATTTTCTCTATATTTTCTTCTAATAAATGGATTGCATTTGGATTGGATGATAAATTACGCCAATTCAATTTATAAATACTACTTTGAAATATTTTTTTTAATTCAAACATCTATTTTTGATTAATCATATAATTTTATATTTATTTATTTAGAATAAATATAACTAACTATATTGTTATGAATCGTATTTCAAAACATATTATTTTATTTTGAATAATATGTTTCGGTTTTTAATGACTTTATTAATTTTCTTGATTATTCTAACTTTATATTTTCATATTGTCTATCATTTAAAGAAAAGTAATGATTTGGATATTTATGAAACTATTTATACAGATAAACAACAATTGGAAAATATTTGTAAATTGAGACAACCTATTATTTTTAATTATTTAGATCTTCCTTCATGTGAAAGAGAAACTTTATTATCTTCTTTTCCAAACAAAGAAATCAATGTTACAAGTAATGAAAGTAGAGAAACCATTCCATTAAAAATAACCGATTCTTTTGAATTATTCAAAAAAGCACCTTATTATTCTTGCAATAATCAATCCTTTTTAGAAGAAACACATATTCTTTCTTTCATGAAGAAAATGGAAAATGATATTAAACCTTTATTTACTGGAAAATCCATTTACGATTTATTGCTTGGAGCAAATAAAAGTTATACACCTTTAGTATATGATATCAATTATAGAAACTTTTTTTTGGTAACAGATGGGAGTGTAAAGATAAGATTTGCACCACCAATTAGTGAAAAGTATTTAGACCCTGAAATAGATTATGAAACATTGGTTGTATCTTCACCGATAAATGTTTGGTTGAATGCTAATGGAACCAATGACAATGAAAAAAAGTTACAAAATATTAAATTTATTGATATTACTGTTCCAAAAGGAAAAATGATTCATATTCCACCTTATTGGTGGTACAGCATTCAATTTTTAGAAGATGCATCTATTGTTTCTTTCAAGTATAGAACATATATGAATATACTTACTATTTTACCACAAATATTTTTACAGATTCTACAATTACAAAATATAAAACCTATCTTGAATAAATTTCAAACCAAAATAATAAAACCTTTTCGTAAGAAGAAAATAAATAAAGCAAATAAAAATAAAATAAAAAATAACATTAAAAATATTATTGACAAAGATTTAATTGAATTATCTTAATTTAGTATACTAATTGATTTATCATGTAAAATATATTATATATATATATGGATAATATATATTATTACGGCGATACTATAGTAGATAGTGTGGATATTACTGATAAAATAATTGAATTTGTACAATCATTAGAAGTTACAGATATTAAATCTAAATTATGGAGATCTATAGAATTTATTCAAAATAAAGGATTTAAACTTTTTTATAAGGCGAATGATAACTATTCACCTTGTATTTATTTAGTTGATGAAACAAGAACAGTAATTGGAAGATTTGAAATTAGTCAATTATATCCAACTGGTACAAAAGATATGTCTATTTCTGTAGAAGATGAATTTCAAGGGAATGGTCTTTCAAGATTATTAATTGCATCGTTAATTTATATTTTAATAAAAACACCTGAATATAGAAGTGTATTAACTCCTGATATAATATTATATATTGATACAGATGCAAGTGCAGGGTTTTGGGATAGTATAGGAATGAGAGAAAATGATATTATTCCATACAATGGATATGAAAAAATAATTGAATTAAGTAATTTATCTAAATATGCAATTGGTTATAATATTTTTGGATCCACTGCAACCGAATCAATTGAATCACCCAAACCAACCAAATCCAAATCCAAATCCAAACCAACCAAATCCAATCCAACCAAAACACAAAGACAAGTCAAACATACCAATGCACCCAAAAAAGATACTAATAAAACCAAAAAAGGCAAAAAAGGGAAAAAATCTAAAGGAGGTTCTAAACGAAAAAAATAAACGTAATCTAAAATAAAATATTATTCCCACATTTTACTAGAATATTTACATGTTTTGTTTGCTATATATTAGGTATTAATTTATTTAAACCATCACGATTTCCTTTTATAAATATTAATTGTGATGGTCTCCATAATTTTCCATAAAATGGAGCATACATTATATCATCGTAAAATTTGATTCTATGTATATATTCATTCACATTTCTAAAATCAACACCAATATAATTTCTTAACAATGAACCAATATTCCATCCATTTTCTATTATTTTTCTTGACATTAATATTTCTTTATTTATAATTGCGTCCTCAAATGTTTTAGAGTAATTTGTCATACTAAAAATTTGTTGTTGTATTAAAAACTCTAATGTATTCTTATTCATTGAAAAAATATACGATTGAACATGAGATTGTTGGGTAGGATTACCACATGTATTAATTGTACTTCCAAATAATTTGACATTATTATAATTTAATCCATTTAAATAATAAAATGGCCATGTATTTTTCTTTTCTTTTGGTAAAAAAGGACCCATCACAGAAGAATTTACAAATATAAAAGAATCATAATTTTTATATAAATCATTTGTTAATAATGCATCACTCCATCCACCAAAATCATATCCTATATTTTCTCTATAAAAAAAAGTTACATAATCAGGTACTCTTACATTTTTCACTCCATTTGATATCACTATAAAATCTATATTTGGATTATAAAAAATACAATTATTAATAAAATAATTTACACGTCTGTTATATATATGAAACACATATAATATCAACACATTTCCCATATATATTAAATACATAAATATATATATTTTAATGTATCAAACACATATTTTTGATAGAAATTACAAATCATATAATTTTTTATTCAATAACAATGTTATTGAATTATCTATTGACCCATTTAATGAAAAATTATTTGATGGTGATTTTTTCTCTATTCATAATGAAAAAGTAGAGAAAAAAGAATCTATTATTAAAAATAATATTTTACAAGGAATATTAATTCTTCAAGGTTTTAAAACATTTGGTTCTACAAAAGATAAAAAATTATTGTATAAATGTGTTCCAAATAATCCAAAATTACCATGTTTTTTAATTCCATATAATCATCCTATTTCTTTCCAGAAAACATTTACAAATTTATTTATTAACTTTAAATTCAAAGAATGGACACAAAAACATCCTATTGGAACAATAACAGACATTATTGGTTCTGTAAATGATGATAAATGTTTATTTGAATACGAGTTGTATTGTCGTAATATAAACCATTCCATTCATAAATTTTCTAAATATGCAATTCAACATTTTTCCAATATACCTGAAAAAAAAACATGTTTAAAAGAAGAACCATTTATTTTCTCAATTGATCCTGAAGGTTCTACTGATTTTGATGATGCCTTCTCTGTTGAAGAAAATAAAATATTTATTTATATATCAAATGTTCCTGTTTTCTTAGATAAACACGATTCAAATATTTGGAATTTATTTTCGGAACGTACATCTACCATTTATCTTCCTTTGTCAAAAAAACCAATGTTACCTTCTATTTTATCTGACAATCTATGTAGTCTTACAAATAATACTTGTAGAGAAACTATTGTAATGGAAATTGATTTATCTTCCATGTCTTTTTCTTTTTTTATTAAAAATGTATTTATTTCCAAAAATTTTATTTATGAAGAAACTAATTTATTAAATAATATTCATTATCAATTATTATTACAAAATACAAGACGATTATTTTCTCTACATCCTGATAAATATATAGAAGAATTAAATGATAGTCATAATCTAGTTTCTTATCTAATGATTTTAATGAATCATCAAATTGGATTACGATTATCTCGTGGTATTTTTAGAATAACTGAAAATAGAGAAAATAATACATTACCCATTCCAAATGAGTTGAAACAATATTTAAATATATGGAATAGCGAATATATCGGCAAATATATTTATTCCAATACTAATTTATTATTTCATTCTCAATTAAATATTAATAAATATACTCATATTACTTCTCCTATAAGAAGAATTGTTGATATAATTAATTTAATATTATTCCAACAACAACTAAATCTTTATTCTTTTTCAAAAGATGGATTGTCATTTGTAGAGAAATGGATACATAGAACCGAATTTATAAATGAATGCTCAAAACAAATAAAAAAAGCTCAAAATAAATGTAATATGATTCATTCATTATCTTTTATTGAAAATATAGATGGATATATTTTTTCTCTTCATGAAGAAAAATATAATGTTTATTTACCAAAATTGAATTGTTATTATTCTTTTAAATGTAATTGTGATATAGAAATGTATAAAAAATATGTTTTTAAAATTCATTTGTTTGAAGATGAAAATAACATGAATAAAAGAATTAAACTTTCATTAGTCAATGAAAATATATAAACATAATTTAACATTAAAAATAATGTTAAATTACACAAACCATACAAAGAATAATTATAATAATAATCAATATGATTGCAAATTTTTATTTATATTTATTTCTTGTATTATTCTACTTGGAGTTTGTATCTATACTTTCAAATATTATATACACTATAAAATCGTTCAAATAAACGAACAAATTATTCCTGAAAACCACGAAGAAATTGTAGAAACCAATGCAGAAATAATTAATCCAACAACTGCAGAAATAAAAGTTGTTAATTTATAATATTTATTTTTTTAGTTTTTATATTTTACATATTCATAAAAAAAATTGAAATATTTTTTATGAATAAATAATGTTCATTGTGGCAAAATGAATTCTACTACTGAATTATCACGAAAAATTGAACTTTGCAAAAGTTTTGTGCAATATGCACTTGACAAATTGAGAGAAGAAAACGACCCAACGAAGAATTTTGATATTGTTGTCCAAGAACGATTTGGAGGTGATGTATACGACTGTATAACGGAGTTCTTTCTTGACATTATTTACGACGCGAATGAGTTCTCGTTTGAAGACTATTGCAACCAACACGGTGGAGCATTTGAAGACTGTGTTGAATTTCTACAAGATTTCTTGGACATGCAAACGGACGTTGAATTTGTGAGTTTATGTATGGATAATTTGAATGAGGAGGTCAATGAAAACAATTATGTTCCTGCTGAATGATTTTCTGTAATTTAATCAATCTTCTTTTTTTATTGATAAAATTGAAATCTAACTATTTACATTAGAATACATTATACAACAAATGACATTAACAGACGACGAAATGTTTAATATGGTGAAAAGTTATATTTATTATTTGGCGTGGGAAAAGAAATATAATTTTCATACACAAACATTCCAACAAATCATTATTCAAGACTATGAAGGAAATATTGATTGGGCAATTGAAGATTATTTAATGACAATTATTAAAAAAATCAACTTTTATGTATTTGTAATGTTGATACATGACAAATACATAAATTATACTTTAAGTGAAGATGAACTTTCAAAATTATTTCTTGTAATGCAAAACATTGTATTTAATAGTACATTAAATGAAATAAAAGAAATGATTGGAATGGGTGATGTTTGTCTAAAATAATATTTTCAGTTCTTACAAAAATACATATTATATAAAAAAATTGAAATCTTTTTTATACAATCATATATATCAATTATTCCTCTCACAATGGATAAAACCGAAAGACTATCTTTTACTGCAAAAGTGGCCAATGCCAAACACTTGGAAGGAGATGTTGAATCACAATTGGGAGATTTGGCGAGAGGTTATCTTCATTACCTCACTTGGGAACACAAATATAATGGTAAAACATTTCATCAAATTGTTGATGATTTTTATGATGGAAACATGGACGCGGCAATTCGTGGATTTCTCTACAAGGTGTTTCGTAAAATTCAAATGGAAAGTTTGGCAATGGCAAAGGTGCTTAAATGGGTATTGGAAAAGGAAATTCTTCTTTATCCAGATGAATCATCTCGGTTGCTTTTCAAGATTAAACAGATTTATATGACGAATACGTATGAAGATGTGAAGGAGCTGATTGGATTGGGTGATTTTGTTTTGAAATGAATGATTTTCTGTAATTTAATCATCGTCTTTTTTATTGTAATTATAATTTATAATGTATATTTTCAGTTACCAAAAATACATACAAATATAAAAAATTGAAATCTTTTTTACAAATATGAGTAAATCAATTATACAAAGCGAACAATGAACATCAATTACGACATTGAAAATTACGGAGAAATTGAATACTGGGGGCTTCATACGCGTCAAGAAGTGCAAGACGCAGTTTGGGTGTTTGGAAAAGAATATTTACACTATGCCACATGGGAAAAGAAATTTCAATTTAGGCCAGAACTACCTGACTATCCGCTCAAGACTTTTCAAGAAATTTTACAAGACGAATACGATGGAGATTTGGAGGAAGCAATGAACGAGTTTTTGATTCCTGAATTTTATCACACTAGTCTTCAAGACATGGTGAGGTGGAAGCAAGAAACCGGAAATGGAGCTCCGTGCAACAAGGAAGTGTTGAACATTATGAAATGGTTTGTTGTGAATTACAGTGTGGACGATTTGAAAGAATTGCTGGAACTTGAGCCTTGTTTGAAATGAATGATTTTCTGTAATTTAATCATCACCTTTTTTTATTGAATTAATCTTATTGAATTAATGTATATATGTTCAGTTATTGAAATATACATACAAATATAAAAAATTGAAATTTTTTCATAAATATGAGTAAAATCAATTATACAAAGCGAAACAATGAACATGAACATTATTGGCAATTACAGAGAAATTGACAATTACGGAGAAATTGAATACTGGGGCGCTCATGTACATCCTAATGTGCGAGACGAACTCTTGGTGTTTGGGAAAGAATATTTACGCTATGCCACATGGGAAAAGAAGCATCAATATATGCTTATACAACCGCTCAAGACTTTTCAAGAAATTTTACAAGATGAATTTGATGGAGATTTGGACGAAGCAATGAATGAGTTTTTGATTCCTGAATTTTACAGAACCACTCTTCAAGACATGGTGGATTGGGCACACGAATCAGGCATCGTAGGCGATTGTGACAGGGAATTGTTGAACGTGATGAAATGGTTTGTTATGAATTGCAATTTGGATGAATTGAAAGAACTGCTGGAACTTGAGATGCCTTGTTTGAAATAATTTTGTAATTTAAAATTGAAATCATTTTTTTACTGAAAATAAAATTCATTATCTATAAAATGAATGAAATGATTGCTCTCTCAATTGCAAAAACATTTATGGCGTGGACTTTTAAGAAAATGAATGAAAAAGCAAGTTATTGGGGATTTGATTGTAATCATTTTCATAACGATGCCAAAACATTTCAAGATATTTGTGACGAATATTATAATGGCGATGTAGATGAATGTGTAGATAAATTTTTTAGAAATATTATGAATGATAAAAATTGGTGTACAACATGGTTATATGAAATGGGTTTTACAATGGCATTTGAAAATCCTATTGATGATGTAAAATATATATGTAATACATTATCTAAATACTTAGATGAATGTTCATTAAATGATTTAAGAGAAGTATTGGATTTGAACAATTTCTTGAAATAAATTAAACATAAAGACAATCAATAATTATGATTCTTGAAATATTAGGTATAATTCATATACTTCATTTTCCGTTATTAATTGTTTATCCATTTATAATAATAAATCAAATACATGATATATATTATATTACTTATTTCTTTTTTATCTGTTTCTCATATACATTTATAAATGGCGAATGTCCAATTTCATTTGTTTCCAAAATAATAAAAAGAAATTTTCCTAAAAACATTTGTGAAAATGAAAGAAATTTTCCTAAAAACATTTGTGAAAATGAAAGAAATTTTCCAGAAATGGCATCTATTCTACCAACTCATTTATATCCCTATATTTATTATTATTTTGTAATAACTACAAAAATATATTTATTTTCATTATTTCTTGTCATATATAGAAATAAATTATATCATATTGTTTTCTTTCCATTTTGTACTTTATTTATTTATTTTCTTTTTATCACTAAAATAATAACTATTCGTTTCTTAAAATTCTTTATTCTAGTTCAACAATTTACAAAATTTACATTATTATTTACAATTTATTTTTTATTAGAAAATCAATGTTATTTACCATTTCATTCACATCTAAGACATTAATTCATTTCATTTGTATAAAAATTGAAATGAATTCATAATAAATCAATAATCACAATTAGACAACACAATGGAACATTTTGACAACTTTATTAGAGATACCTACGAGAAAATGAGTCATCCTCATTGGGGCGTCTTTGAAGAACAAACAAGAGTCAACCATTTGACTTTTCAAGAAATATGTATACAACAATTTGAAGGTGATTTGGATGAAGCTTTGGATAAATATTTCAGAAACGAATTGGAAACATGGTATTGGTTCTCTGATTTCTTTGAAACAAGTGAAGGCATTTTGAATATGGATGATGATGAATTTGATACATATTTGGAAAAATTATCAGTTGAAGATTTAAAAGATATTTTGGGATTAAATGAATATTTTCTTAAATAATTAAAATTGAAACAATAATAATTCAATAATCATATATTATTCAACAAATATGAACGCAATTACTGACGAAGAAATGAATGAATTAGTGAAAACTTTTATATTCTATTTTACATGGGAAAATGATTTTGAAATCATTACTTTTACAAGAACACGATTTTATAGACGTTTCCATCGTTCACATAAAACATTTCAACAATTGATTGATGAAGATTATCACGGATATATTGATTTGGCTATACAAGGACATCTTATAGAAGCATTACAGAAAATTAATTATTATAAATTTATTGTCAAAATAATTCAATTAAGAGAAACAGAATTAATATTAAATAATATAGAACGCTTAAATCATACAGAACGCATACGATTATTTACTATTATGAAAAATATAATTAACACTTCCACCGTAGATGACATTCATGAAATAATTAAAATGGGAGATGTTCGTGATTTTGGAATGGTTACCATTGATATTAAATAATTAAATCAAAAGATTATATATCAACGATTAAATATACAATGATTGATTAGATACTATATATTTTTGGATTTTAATTATTAATATTTTTATTTTTTCCATCAAAGAAAAATCATTTATGAGTTCACATGCATTTAGTATTTCATTGCAAATGGCAATTATTTTCAACATTGCTTTCACAAATTCTCCCAAAAATAAATCTTTTTCTTCCAACAATAAATGTAATACATATTTACATTCTTCCACATTTGTGGCGTCCATCCATTTCTCTACATAATTCATTAAATCATAATGTATCTCATATACTTCTCCTGTATCTATATAATTATTATTTTCAAATAATAAATATTTATTTGATGACATTTCAATCCAATTCATTATTTCATTTATTGAATTTATATTTGGTCTTTGAATACATCTTTTTTCTTCTAGAGAAATATGTATATTCGTATAACAAGACAACACCATTGCAATATCATTTACCGACAATGAATCCAATTTATAAACAAGTTCAGTAAATATCAAACATGGAACTTCTTTAAAGCATTTGGCAATCTCACCTTTTTGTGATGACAACCCATCTACAAAATATCCTTCATTTATTAAAAAATCTTTTACTTTATTTATTTTATTATAGAGAAAAGTTTGATTCATTTCATACTCTTTTTTCATATTCTCTACTTCTTCATCTATTTTATTCATTTTTATATATATCTTTACATCTTCATCTATTGAATAATACTTTTCTTTCAAAAAAGAAATCATTCTTACATCTTCTTTTTTCTTTTTCATCAATGAAATTAAATTAATATATTTATTCATATCTTCTAATGGCGTTTTTAAATATTGTAGAGAATGAAAAATCCTTTCTTTTTCTTTTTCTTTCTCTACTATTTCCATTTTTAATCCATGATGATAATTATCCATTTCTTTTTGAATTAAACTTTTTTCTAGAGAAAAAGAAATATTAGAAAATAATAAATGATATGATATTTTATAATGACTATTTAATTTTTGTGGATATCCATTCATCATATTTTTATAATCGGCAATATTTACTTCTGTTTTAAATAAATTATTCAAATGAATCACATATCCTTTTGTATCCAATCCTCTTCTTCCAGCTCTTCCAGATGCCTGATTATATTCATATCCATACAATAACCGAAAATCTCTTCCATCAAATTTATTTATATCTGTAAATATAGTTGTTTTAATTGGCATGTTTAATCCACAAGAAAATGTTTCTGTACAAAACAACATTTTTATATATCCTTGAACAAATAATATCTCTACTACTTCTTTCAAAATAGGTAATGTTCCACTATGATGAGTTGCAATTCCTTTTTCAAGTAGAGAAATCATGGAAATATATTCTGGAAGTCCTATAAACTCATCATAATTAGGTAATTTTTCTCTCAACAACTGCTCACATTTATTTTTAATTATATATGGCGTTTTAGAATCATCTTCTAATAATGGTACCGTTATTTCTCTTGCCGCTATTTCCAATTGTTTTCTAGATAAAATAAAACATGCACACGGTAACATGTTATTCTCAAATAAATATTTACACACATTATTCAAAACAAAATGTCTTTTTAGAAAACAACCTTTTTGAGAAACAAGTTTTAACACTTTGGATATTTTTCTATAATTTTTTTCATTAAATAGAGAATTATTTTCTTTTAATAAAATTGGTTTATTTATTACTTCTCTTATTTCTTTTTCCAAATTATTATTTACTATATTTTGTTCCTTAGAAGAATTCTTATCCTTTAACTTTTTAAAAAATCCTTCATTACATGTAATAAATGAATAATGAAATAATGGAACTGCTCTCTCTTTTAAAGAAATTAAATATACTTCTTTACAATTATGAATATTCTCTACCCATTGTGCAAAATGTTCTGGTTTATCTAATGTTGCCGACAACATCACATTTTGAACGTGAGATGGTAACAACATGAAAATATTTTCCCAAACATGACCTCTATCTTGCAATCCAATACTATGGACTTCATCATGTATAACACACGCCAATTCATTTTGATAATCCATCTCAAATGTAGAGAAACTTTTATCTTTTTGTAAAAGAGAATTTTGTAATATTTCGGCAGTCATTATTAATACATCTGCATTTGGATTTAGTTTAATATCTCCTGTCAATAATCCAAATTGAATATGTGGATATTTTTCTTTAAAATCATAATATTTTTGATTTGACAACGCTTTAATTGGACTTGTATAAATGACCTTTTTTCCTTTATTAAAAAAATATTGGATTGCAAACTCAGCAGGTAATGTTTTTCCATTTCCTGTAGGAACACATATCAATACATGTTTATCTTGTATAATTCCTTCTATTGCATATTTTTGAAAAGAACTTAATGGAAAAGAAAACATGTCTACATTTAATTCTTTTTCATATTTATCACCACATATAAATACCATTTTTATAATAATATTATTAATTTTATATTATTATAATTTACAATTATACATCATCAAATGAAATTGTTACTGGATATTTTAAATAACAATAATTATTCCATCTCGTTCCATAATTATTTAATTCACACCAATCAAATAAATATTTCGTTTTATCAGGTATATAATGAGGAAATGGTTTCCACAATTTATATTTAAAATGAATAATTAAATTCATAATTGTCATTTCATTTGTTTTACATAATGGATATTTATACATATATTCAATCATTTCTTCTTTTTTTATTACATTTAATATTTTTGTATCATACATCCAAATACAATTTAAAAAATATTGAGAATTTAATATTTCTTTTCCAAATTCATTTGTTAAATTATCAACTAATTGTGTATCTCTACAACTTATTTGAGAAGAAAATATTTTATTTGGATTTTCATTTACACCTGCATCATTTGGTGCCATAAATACATGATTACAATCCAAGTTTAATAAATATTCAACAGAATCTAATATTCTTAATCCTGCATCCAAGAAAATAACTTTGTCCCAATTCAAAAAATAAGTATCAAAAACATGTAATTTTTCCCATTGATTTAATTTATTAAATTCTCGTTGGTCACTATCTTCAAATGGCGTTTTTATCAAATTTATTAATTTATGTTTATTTATTTCTTGAAAAGAAACTTCTATTATATTATACAACTTTTTGAAATTATCAGGAATATTAAAATTCACACTTATCACTACTACATCACCTATCCATTTACCAATACTTTTTAAATCTAAAATCGTTTTTTTACATTTATTAAAATAATTTTCATCTGTCAATAATACAAACACTATTTTTTCTTCCATATTTAATTTTTAATCATTTTTTTAACTCGTTATATTTTATTCATAAAATAAAAAATTGAAATGAATTTATATCAATACAAAAATGTATCAAAAGCGCCACATTCAAATGACTGAATCAATTCTTCCAAGCTTTTTCGTGCCATACATCTTGACAAATGTCACTGATGAAAAAATCAAACACGTCTTTGAAATTTCATACGGAATTGGAAAAGTGAAATTTATTGACCGAGTATTGAAAGAAGACCTTCACGGACATCATTATTACAGCATCTATGTGTTCTTTGAATCGTTCAATTTTGACGACAGAACAATACGATTATTGGAGCATTCGCAAATCAAGGAAAACCCACCAAGATTCTACTACGATTACGGAGAACCTGGATACTGGAAAATATTACTAAACACTATTGAACGAAAACATGACGCTCCATCCAAAAAGATTCAACTCAATGACAACGAGACAAGACCAATCAACTATTCACACCTACACGCGGCTCCTTGTCTTTCTAACGTGACAGAAAGAAAAAAGAAAACAAACGATTTGGTCTTTGTTCCAAGATGTCTTACAAACAAGACAAAACCTGTGAAAGAAATTGTTCCTCAATCAAGACTTTTGGAAGAATTAGAGAAAAAAGCAAGTGAAGAAGAATCGTTGAAATAATTTGTTTTGATATGTTTGAATTTCATTTTGTTGTAAATTAATTATTTTTTATATTGTATTTATATAATGAAAAAAAGTATTTTATTGTTATTTTATATTTTACTCATTATTTTTATTGGATTTCTATTCTATTCTTTTTTTTTTAAAGAAATCATAGAAGGTATAAAAGAAGTTGAAGGATTCTCTGTAGATTCCATCACATCTTCTGCAACATCAGCAGTTTCTTCTGTTTCCTCATCTGTAGGATATTATGATTATTTAAGTAGATTACCTGATGATAATGAATGGTCCTCATCTACGAAAAAAGCATTGTTAGACTATATGAATTCCAATTTAATATCTAGTCAACCAAATGCAACACCAATGAAACAAGACGCAAGTGAATTTGTTACTTTTTTAAAAAAATATCAACCTTTTGCAACCGATGACGAAGTAACATATTATATAAATAATGATAAATGGCCATGGGATGGATACGTAAATGATTATATAAAAAATACATCCATTCCACAGTTAAAAAAAATTGGATGGAATGACGACCAAATAGATGAACTATTTAAAAATAGTCAAAAAACCTCAACTAATCGTCAAGTATATTTGACTCTTATAATGCCTGGAACAGTCCCTCAAGTTGCAATCGTTACCAAATTAAACCAATCTGGATTTTCTCCTAGACAAGGTGTTAATTTAGAATGTGTTTTTTTAAGAAAAGGAGAACAAACACAACCTGATGGAAAAACAAAAATTGATATTGAAAAAGAAGGGAAATATTTAAGTGTAAATGGAACCTATGTATTAGATAATGAGGCATGGAGTACTTATATACCTGGATTCGTATTTCAGTCAAAACCTTGTAACGTTTGTGATATAATAAATTATGCCGATCCAAAAAATAAATGTCTATTTACAATTGAAACTTCAGAAGCATTTAAAAAATACATGGGAGATAATTCCTTGACTAGTTCTACTAGTTCTATTACAAGTGGTTCATCAAATTCAATGGGAGGATTTGGTTTTGGTGGTGGTGATGATGAGAAAAAGGACGATAAAAAGGATGATAAAAAGAGTAGTAGTTTTGGAGGATTTGGATTCGGTGGTGGGGATGACGAAGAAGATACTGATAAAAAGAAAAAAGATGATAAAAAGGATGATAAAAAAGATGATAAAAAGAGTAGTAGTTGGTTTTAAATTATGAATTGTAATATTATAGTAATAGTTATTATTTAATAATTTCTCCAAGTTATTGCCGAAATATCATCATACTCACCATTAAATGATAAAGGAGCCATTACTTTAGAATAATCTTTGATATGCCAATGATAACTCCAATCACATTTTTTCCATCTTTGTTCTACCTTCTCTACTAATTCAGTTGCATTCATTGTCAATATATCAATATGGTCTTTTTGTATATCTTCCAAATCAGTTGGGGTCAGTTCAGGAGTCGTTTTCACATTTTTTTCTAACAATAACATATCAAATAAACCATCCGAACCCATCACAATATGCATTAAATCATTTTCTTCAAAATATTCAACATGACGTTCTGGTTCATACCCAGTTATATTTCCGTGACCTAAACATTGTGTCATTGCCAAGTGATGTAATCTGGGATTATAATCTGTACCAAAATAATTATATTGTGATTTTATTGCCTGCATCTCATTTGAATTTCTAATTAATGGAATATAATCGGTTGGTTTTTTCATACCGTGATAAGAAGGAACTGTTTTCAAACGTTCTTTTTCTCTTGGATTGTTATGGGTATGCTTTTCATTTGTAAAAGATAATTCACCATTTTTATGAATTAATATAACAGAATCACCAACAGAAATAACTTCTATACGATTAATAAATGCTCTCATTATGATTAAAGTTGAACCACCTTGTAGATAATTAATTGTCATCAATATAGAATAAATTTGTTCCCATACATCATCACAAGAAACAATATATGTCCAATCTAATCCTTTCATATATGAGATAAATTCATCCGAACCATGTCCATCCATTATAATACCATAATCAAAATGTTCTCCTCTCAAATTACTATTCCCCATAAAGGCCACATCTTGATTTTTGCACAATCCACGAACACACGCGTCCATTGAAATTTTATCTTGAAATGACGACATTTTGATTTTGCTTGGTTGTTTGTTAATCATTATTTATCATTAAATAATGATTTCAATTTTATATATTAGAAATATATAGTTTGGGTTTTGTATTTTTTTTTATTAAAATATTTTTTTTTATATTTAAATTACGAATAACATTTGAGTGAATAATATTTGAATGAATTATATATTCATTTTTTTTAATATCAGTATATCCATTTTTTATTTTATTTAATAAAATAAACCTTTTTCGGTTACATAAACGACAACAACAACCTTCATCAATATAATGTTTATTTTGAATATTGAAATAATATTGATTTTCTCTACTTATAGAATAATATAATTGATATTCTTCTTTACTAAAAGAAGTAAAAACACTTGTTAATTTAATTGACCATTTTTTTAAATAACCCATCTTTTCTTCTTGAGAAAGATATTTCATTTGTTCATTATTTAATTCATTATAATAATTATTTGGTAGTTTATATTCTGTCATAAACAATTTTAATAAATTAGAATATGGTTTGGAAGAAGATTCGTAATCTTTTACAATATAAATATTAAATCCTAATAATTCCAATAAAATTTTAGACCACAATTGTGAATCTTGTAATCTTATTTTAATATATTTTATTCCATTTACATATTGACAAATGTATTTTTTATCAAAATCAAAATTATTTATCATGGGTAAATTATATACTTCACGAAAATAATCTGTATTACATAAAAATGGATATAATTTATTAAATCGTTCAATGATTACATTCACATTATATTTATTTATATTTTCTTCTTTATTGTTAAAATGAAAAGATATATTTTCAAAAAAAGTAGAGATTTTATGTTCTATTGGTGTTCTATATATATCAATAACTGCCACATTTTTTCCTAATGATTTATTATAATTTATTATCTCATTTATAGTTATATTTTTTATATCACATAATACAAACAACATTTCTTCACTATGAATATGAAGTATTGTCATTTTATTTACACATGATAATCGTAATGAAGTAACTAATGTAGTTGAACCTACCTTAGGAGGACAATATATAAAAACAAGATTTTTATTTTTTTCTATTGTTAAATCATCGGATAATCCTAATTTTTTATTTACTTCTTTTAACATGTTATTTTCAATATAATTCATTGTATATCTAAAGATAAGAATTATGTTTAGATATCGTATTATGTAAATAATAAACGATATAAATTATGTTGTATTTGAGGTAATAATATAGATGACATTATTTCTTCATCTTCAGCATTAACTTTAACAAACCCAAATATTGTATATGTATCTGGTTTACCAGATGAGTTCCCTAACCGAATAATAAATAATCTATTATCTTGTGAAAAATCCAACATCATATATAATATTAGTAATTTTCCCATATTTCTATATTCTCTACTTCCATTTATCCATGCAAGATAACAATACCAACAAGGTATTGATGTTAGTTGTTTTAACACTTTGAATGATTTTCTTTGTTTTGTAGGCAATTTAACAATGTAGTCATCATCATCTTTTTCACTTACAAATACTTGTAAATTTCCATTCACAGATGCAGGTTCAGGTTCTGTTGTAGGTACAGTTTTTACTATTTCTAATATATTATAAGTTATAAACATTTTTTCATGATCTTCTAAATATTGTTCTTTTTTTTCAATCATCAAATTTTTATCTTTTAAAAAATCTCTAATATTTTCTAAAGTAATATAGCTTTCCATATACTATAATATATTATATGGAAATATTATGATGTTAGCTTTACTGATGTTGGCGTTTTGTAAGTTCTTTCTTTTTTGTGAAAGGAAGAAGGAGAGTGATGAAAGAGAAGTTTGCCTTGTTTGATGCCGGTGACGTGTTGTGCCGATAAAGGATGTTTAATATTATTGATATCGTGTTTCAAAATAAATTCAACATAT